ATCCATGGCCTCTCTAAGCTCATCAGCTTGGTATTGATCGAGGTGAGTGAATGCCTTGCGGGCATCAACTGAACGGGTGAGTCTGAGCACGTAGCGGGCCATGCTTGAGATGATCGGGCAGCCTTGGTATTGGTACCCGAAGGACCACCCTTTAGCCCTCAGAAGGGCGAGCTTTGAAGAACTTTTGCTGTAGAGATAGCGCTGGGGGATCCACGCTAAACCAGCCATGACGTACCTAGGGTCTGTGAGCACGGCTAGGTCCTTGCTGGCGAAAACTTGCCCGCAGAAGGAAGAAGTTTCGAGTATTTTGTGCTGAGTGATCTTGACGCTAAACCCCAGTTTTGCGTAGTGTTCTTCGGTTGGGGCTTGCTTAGACCAGATGGTGAGGGAGTCATCTCCTTCCACAACCAGGGCAACTTTCTGGGCAGTGCGCTGGGCATAGAAGAGATTGACGTAGAGTGTGTTAAGCCCGTTGAACAGAGAGGTTCCAGGCTCACCAGACCACCTCGAACATTCTTGCATGTGGATCGAAAAGAATTTGTTCTTTAATTCGGTGTTCTCAGCTGCGATCCACGACCTAAAGTCAGCCTGGATCTGGCCAGCATCTGGCAAGTACTGGGTCATGTAGTCGAAAAAATCGAGCTCCACGGCCTCCTTGAACGAACGCTTAAAAGTGCACTCATAAGAGTTGAAGTCCCCATCAATTTTGTCAGCAGTGTCAGGCATTTGCGAAGCCAGGTCCAGGAGGTATTGGGGCCTCTCCCGGACGGGGATCTTCTTGATGAATTCGGGGTACCTGTAGGCCTGTTCCTCGCTGAGCGAAACGTACGGTCCAAAGTAGACCTTAGCTGCGTCCTGTGGGGCGCAGATAAGTCTATTGAAGCCCCACTTCTCAGTGGGCTCGTCCTTGGAAAAAATGGAGAACCTAAGTTCGTTCTCAGTCAATTCGCAGTTGGCGTCCAGCCATGCTTTCCACATGGTCTTCTTCTTCTGAGCGGTGTAGGGCCTGGCTTCAAGCCAAGCGGCCCTATCGATGACGGTGTCCGCAGGAAGCGGTTTGAACCGGCGGCGAGTTTCTTCTCTGGCAAACTTGGTGTATTCGTAGAAATAATTGGGATCCGGTTCAGGAAGCGAAGAGGTCACTCTATTCGCGCCGCCCACTAAGAGGGATAGTGGGTCTTTAGTATCGTTCTGGGGTAATGCCGTTCCTATTAAGTGGCATCCGGCGGAGACCGCGATGGGAACGCGGATCTCTGGGTCAGGGAGGATGAGCTTCGTAAAGCGGGTGTTCTTCTTCATCGGGATGCTCTTCTTGGTGGGCACCTCCC